TGTTAAGCCTTTTTCTGTATTTAATTCGTAAGGAATATCACCAGTCCATTCACCATCAAAACGTCCTATAATGTAGCCTGTAAGGTCTGCAAAGGTTACAAAAACAACCTCTGTATTGATTTGTAAGTTACCCATCTTACCTCTTAAATACCAAGGAATTGTTAAAAACCTTGTAGGCATTTTGGATTCTGTATCAGGAAGAACCTTAGCTTCTCTGTATAATCCGTTTGCATCTGTTGCACCAAAGGATGAAATTTTACCTTTCTGCATTTTAAACAACCGCCTTTCTAAAGAAAACTTTTGAAGTTGAGTTAATATAATCTTGCCTTATGTGAGAAACAAAGCCGTTACCGTTCCAAGTATTAACCCCTTCAGTCGCTATTTTCATCACTGAACCAGCCGAAAACTCACGCATTAAAGGAAGCTTGAAAACTCCGTTTGTAAGGTTTTTGTTTGCTTGTCTTAATAATCCTTGTGCGAATCTATCAGCTTCAGCTTGACCACTTATAGCTGTTGAAATCGTTTGAGTTAGAGCATTGGTTAACCCACTTTTGCTTGTATAATTACCAGTTAAATTACCGTTACTAACAATAACTTTTCCATAACCTTTTTGTGAGCTGTCAGTATAGCTAAAATCATTATCAGAATTAACTTTAACCTCTTTAACTGGTTCTGCTGTTTCTAGCTTTGCTTCATCGTATAAAACAAGTTTTTTGTCATACACTACAAAAGCCAAACTTTCTAAGTTACAGCGCTGTTGTAAGAACTCAAAATCAGGTGTATTAGGCTGTCTAACATAGCTATAAACCTTGTCTGAAACACCGTGATTCTCAAAAGTTAAACCGTGCCTTGAAGCAATTTCTTTAGCAAGCTGTAGCAAATGAACATTTTCCCAAGACTTATCGGTCTTATCCAAAGCTGTTGGTGGAATAGATGAAGCTCTAAGTGTCATTAAACCGTTTTCAGGAACAACTGAATTAATATACATTGCGCCTGTTTTTGCTATACCGTAAGAAACCGAAATAATATCCTCTTTTGAAGGCTTCCAACCATCCCAAAGCTTTTTAGCATCATTAAACTTAATTAATAAAGTATCAGCTTGCGAACAAGCAAACATGTCATGTATACAGCTAGAAACCGAAATATCGTCTGTGATATCCTTGTTGTTATACAAAATTTTCAAACCAATGTCGGCAAGGCCGCTTTTTATAGATTCTTTCTTTGATTTTTTTATTGGACTTTGATATTTTGCGCCTTTAGCTGCAACCTTAACACCTTCAACCTCATACTCTTTTAAATCAAGCGTGATAGTTCCTGATAGAATAACCCCTGTAGGAGATATTAAATCAGCGTTTAAAGCCACATTAACAAGCATTAAATAATCAGGACCGAATAAAGTATTCCCAAGCAATAAAGGTGCTGTTTTACCCAAATATGAGCGCATTGTTAAATATTCGCTCAAAGGATTAACTCCAGCTTGTGGGCTTACTGGATAAGATAAGCTGAAACTTTGCAGTTCGTGACCTTCGATTTTTGTTGTGCCTGTTGTTCCGTCTGTTTTTTTCTTGATTTTATAGCTTGCGCCGAAACTTTCAAGCATTTTTAATTGGTTTGATGTTATTTTAAATTGTCTATCGCTCCATTGTGCTTGAACCATTTTTTAACCTCTTTCTATCTGCGCCAAGGTGCAAGTGTTTCTGTGCTTTCTATATCGTCATAGACTGGAATTGTAATCTTTTCCCCACCTTCAAAAACAATCTTTTGAACGTGTAAGGGATTGTTTTTCATAAGCTTATCAGCCATAAACTCATCCCCGTAATATTCAAAAGCGAGGGAATCGAAACTTTCCCCCGCAGCTGCTATATGTGTTTTATAACCTACTATTTGCATAGTTTATTACTCCTTAGCCTGTATAAGCATTGACGTTATAATTGAATGAAGTTCTTCTTTCCATTTCATCCACAAGCTCGTCCACAACATCGTGGATATTGTTTTTAATAGCTCTTACAACATCTTCAGGGTTTGAGCTTCCGCTAACATCAAAGTTAATGGTTACTCCACCGATATTAACACTTGAACCACTAGAAGAAACTCCAAGCATTTGACCAGCTTTTTCCCATATACCAATGTTTTTGTTTCTGTAAGCTTTATCGAATGAAATAATAGCTTCCATTCCAGCTTCACCAGCTATTGAAACTCCATCAGTAAATCCACCAGTTGCAAATTTAGGAACGCTAACCATAGGGATTAAAGGAATATTTATTCCTTTTCCACCAATACCAGGAACCCAATCAGGAAGTTTTATCTGATTAAAGCCTTCAATAGCTACGTTTATTAAGCCGATAAGTTGATTCAAAGGCATCAAGGCATAGTTAGCAATCGCACCGAATATATTTTTAAACACTGCAACGATGCTTTCCCAAGCAGCGCCCCATTTGCCTGAAAATATATTAGTTATAAAGTCAACTAAGTTTGTAAATATTCCAATTACACTTTGAACAAGTGGCATAACAATATTAATAGCTTGCGTTAAAACAGCGCCAAGCATGTGAGCTAAGAATCCAATTACAGGAGATAACGCTGTTACAATGTCAACAAGTGCTGGTAATAACGCTTCAACAACTTGCATTAATGGTGGTAATAAAGCCGATATTATCGCCATCAAAGGTGGTAACAAAGCCCCTACCAATTCAGCTAGACCTGGACCAATTATCTCTAAAATTTCACCAAACTTAGCAAAAACTTCAGTTATAAACGGTGTTAGTTGCGTTACTAAATCAGCAATTATCGGCGCCATTTGTTGCATTACATTTGATACAATAGGCATTAAATCAGCCAAACCGTCAAACACTGCCAAAGCTACTGGCTCAAAGCCGACTTTCATCTGATTTTGTAGCAACTGCCACTTTTCAGCAAAGTCTGCTGTATCCCAATAAGCTTTATCAATGCTTTCAGAATTACCTTCAAGGCTCTTTGTTAAATCCTCTACAGCCATTGAACCGTCACGAATTGCGGCCGCCATAGTTGAACCAGCTCTAGCCCCGAATACTTCGTTTGCAATCGCTGTAGCTTCTGCTGCACTTCCAGCATTTTGAATTTTTTCAAAATACAACTGCATTCCATCGCTTGCGTTGATTCCTTCTTTTGCAAGCGTACCGACTGCCTTTTTCATAGCTCCAAGAACTTCAGAAGTATTGACACCAGCTTTCTCCATTTGCCCCATCAAGGCACTAGCTTCTTCAAAAGAATAACCCATTTCTTGAAGCTGTGGCCCATATTGTTGCATATTTGTCATAAGCTCATCAAAGCCCATACCAGTTGATTGAGAAACCTTAAAGATGTAATCCATCTTATCGCCCATATCTTTTGAATCAATGCCCCATTGTTGCATTGCTTTTGAAGAACCTTCGATAGTAGTTTCTAAATCTGTTTCAAGCATTGAACTAACTTGAAGCGCTTTCTTTGACATATCAGCTAATTCGTCACCTGTCAAACCTAAACGAGTATTATAATCAGCAATAGCCTTTGCTGAATCTTCCATTGATGCTGGGATGCTTGTGTAAACATCCTTCATAGTATCTTGTAAAGCTACTAAATCATCACCTGTTGCACCTGTACCAACTCGGATAGCATCATAAGCACTATCGAACTCGCTGCCTAAATCATATAAAGCTTTCCCCATATCAACAGCTGCCTTTATAGCTAGACCTGTTCCAGCTACAAAGGCTGTTCCTATTGCTACCGCTTTAAGGTTAAGCCCTTTTAAAGACTTTTGAGCGCTATTAATAGTTTTTGCTAAACTCGGGTCGATTGCACCAGCTAATTCGACCGTCGCTTTTAATACTTTACCATCTGCCATGTTTTGACCTCATTTGCTTCATCTGATTTTGCATTTGTTCATGCAGTTTGTTTTCTTCGTCGATTTCCTGATTCATTGCTTTGATTTCTATTAGGAAATCTGCCATTGGCATTTTTTCTACTTCGATTCTTGAACAATTGTATCTTCTTGAATAGGCGCTGACTGCTCTTCTGAGGTTGTCGGTTTTTCCGCAGAAGAGACCTCTCTGAAAAAACTTCTACCAATTTTCATCACTTTATAAGTGTCTTTACCACTTAAATTGTTTAAGTCTGATATATCAACACTTGGATTAAGTTTAATAACTGCTTGTAAACCAACATATAAATGTAATGTAGTATCTAATTCAGCTACAGTTTGAGAAACCATACCACTAGTTACTCTCATTCTATTTTTATCAGCTTGCATAATATCGCCAGGGCCAAGCGCATCAATGTCATAAGCTAATTCTTTAATTTCCACCCCATTAACTTTAATAGGTGAACTCAATCTCAAAATTTCTTTACTCATTTTCAATCTCCTTTAATTTAAAAGGTGGGGAAAAATCCCCACCCTATCACTATTACAGTAAGTTTTTGATATTCTTAGCG